CAGTTACATTACCAGTTACTGCACCTGTATGAACACCAGCAGAATTACCTGTTAGGTCACCAGTTACATCACCAGTTACATTACCAGTTAAAGTAGCGGTTACATTACCATCTTTAAGTAAAACACCATCAGCAGTAACACCAGCCGCGCCAGTTCTTTCTGCAATTGTGTCTGTAATCATTGATGTTGTAGCCGTAACTGAACCAGTTACACCAACATTACCAGTAATATTCATTGGAGCCGAAACTGCAATGTCAGTACCAGAATAGTTGTCTAGTGTGTTTGTCTTCAGAGTACCTGAAGCAGATATGTTAGTACCTGTAATAGCACCTGCAACAGCACCACCAATAGTAACGCCGTCAATAGCACCACCATTAATGTCAACTGAACCAGATGTCATAGTTGTAAACGTACCAGCCGCTGAAGTTGTACCACCAATAGCAACATTATCAATGTTACCACTTGAAGCATCAATATCAACAACGCCGTCAACGTCTAACGTCTTACCAGCACCAATAGTAACATCGTAAGCAGAGATAGTTTTTGAAACGCCACCTGAAAGGTTAGCACCATCAATTGTACCGCCAGAAACTTTGTCACCAGAGATTTGGTCGTTTGCTAGAGTTAAAGTACCACTAGAGATGTCAATTGAACCGCCAGTGATTGTAACACCAGTTGAATCCTGAACCGCCATCGAGCCCAAACCTAAGTTTGAACGAGCAGTAGTTTTACCACCACCACTTGAAGCGTCAACACCTAGACCACCATTTACTAGTCCTAGTGCGCCAGTAACTGCATTCGAGTTAGTTAAGTCAACCGCGCCATAGGCAACGCCGCTTGAACCATCTGAACGAAGTACTTCACCTGTTGTACCTGTACCTTTAAGAGTAAGGTCATCGCCAACAATTCTTACATAAGTATCGTCAACATTGACAGACATTGTGTTACCTGATTTAGATAAACCACTACCTGCTGTAAGTTGTCCAGTACCTGTGAACTGTGTAAAAGCGATAGACGTAGTATCAACAACGATTGTACCGTTAGTTGAACATACGAAACCTTGGTCTGAGTTTATAGTACCTTCTTCAACAAAGAAAAAAGCGCCAACAAACTCATCAGTACCATCCATATCAGAAGCACGAGCCATAGTGGCGTCAAGTGCTGTCCATACGTAGATACCGTTTTCATCGCCAGAACTCTGATTTTTCAATAGAACTCTGTCGTTAGCCGCCAGTGTAACACCATCAATTGATGCACCTGGAGCCGTTAAAGTTACGTTACCTGTAGAAGCCGCACGAACTGAATCTTTTACATCCAATCCTGAAGCAACTGAGTCAACATAACTCTTGTTTGCTACATGGTTATCCGAAGTTGGAGTTGCAACACTAAGTTTGCCCAACGTTGTACCGTCTGTCGTTACTTTGAAAAGTGAGTTACCTGAATCGTATACGACTCGGCCACCCGACTTACCAAACTGAACGTCAGCACCAATACCACGGATACCAAAGTTTTTTATATTAGCCATTATTATCTCCTATAATAAGCCATTTAAATTAATTATTCCATATATCATACACGGAATAACAAACACAAAAATGTTTATTTTCATATTTTAGTTTTTTATATTTTTTATACCTCGGAAGGATTCTCAAGGCACTGCACGGAATAGACTCATGCATTTGAATACTCGGAAGATATCTCAAGTATCGTAAGTGTTTTTCTTTATCACTTACATTTGTATTTATGAAAAAAGGGGGAAAAGTTATGTTTATACATAAAAAAAGCCCTCATAAGAGGGCTTTTTCACTTAAATATTATTAAACTTCTTAGTTGTTAAAAGTACAAACTGCTGAAAGAGCCTGACCCATAACTGTTGCTGAGTAACCTGAAGCATCTGGTCCACCTTGAACTGCGAAGTGCATTGTGCCACCGTGGGCGCCATCAATACCTGCAACTGTGTGACCTGCGTTTTGTAATGCCGCCGAAACTGCATCTAAAGCCGCTTGGTCGGCTACTGAAGCATCTGAAACTAAAACTGTAGTAATCGAACCTAATCCGTTACCTGCTTTTGCTATTGCTGCCATTTTATTTCTCCTTAAGAAATGTTATTATTTTAAACTCCGAGATAATATCTCTTTGCTTTTTCTGTTAGGGTTTCTTTACCCTACACTCTTATTTATCAAATAAAGGGGTAAATTAAGATGGTTGTTAACGAAATTAACTATTTTATTAGCCAATCATAACACCAAGGGGTGCTGAACCATCGATATATAGTTTCAATTCAGTTTCTAATTTCTCTATATCTGCCATTGCATCTGCTTTTAAGGCATCACCATTTAATGAAACTCCACCTTGTGCGCCAGGAAGTGTAGCAAATTTAGAACGTGCCTCACCAATCATCTTCTTGCAATAAGCAGTTGAGTAATCTCTCATCCATGATTTTAAATATGGGTCTGTTAGTAATTGGTCTGCTGAACGTTCTAAGTAAACATGAAGAAGAACCATCTCATCTGCTCTCATTTTTCTTAAGAGTTTTAATTTATGAGTGGTTGGATTCCAAATATATTGAATATCAGTTGCCGCAACTCTGTTTAGAGTTTCACGGTACTGAGAGAATAATTCGTATGTTGATATACCACCAACGTGATTGTTCATAAAGAAATATGAATTCGCATATGCTAATTCAAATGGGTCCATATCAACACCAGAGGATATACCATGTCCAAAAGAACGATGATGTATCTTTTTAACTTCTGTTATTTCTGTAGGAAGAGTATATTCTTCTACTTCTTTCTTTAGTTCAATAGAATAAAAATCTTCTTGTACTGCGTTCTCTGAACGTTGTCTTATCTTATCTAATGCAATATCAATAGAAAGGTCATAGTGTTCTGGGTCTAATTCGATATCGACCATACCGTCACCAAGTAACAGTCTAATCTGTTTAATTACATCGTTTTTTATCTTATTGCGTTGTTTTGCCATTCTGGACCCTCAAATACGTTTATAGTAAACTACTTATAACAGTATTTATCAAAAAACTTTTATAATCAAACAATGGACATTGCATCTTCCATTCATTTTAATCTCAACACTGTTAATAGCATCAAATTCTTTGATTATTGTACGTTTTGCACCCTTTTTGAAGACTGCTAACTGGTCAAGTGGCTTTCTAAGTGTCTTACATACACTTTTTTCTTCACTAAATCCTTTAATAGTTGTTCCTTTAACACTTAATCCTGAGCCCTCTCTTTTTAATCCCATAGGGTCAATATTTCGTGCATGATATATTCCTAATTTTCTTGTCTTAGAATTATATACAACGGCGCCGTTTGCCCCTATTAATTCAGTTGGATGAACACTAATTGATTTTGTGTCTGCGTGATGGTCTAAATATTTGAAATTTTTGATTTGTTTCTCTTTGCTTATTAATTTTTTCTTACGTGGTTTTCTTGTTGCTTTTCCTTTTAATATAATGTTCTCACATGCATCTCCTATCATCTTAAACATCTTGTAATGATTTTTTATTTCAGACTTAGACATATGAGAATAACCTTCTTTGAGTTGTCCATGCATATCTTTTTCGTGGTCACTCATCTTTTTAATGTCTGGTGGATTAAGAAGTTCATCAAATTCATTAAACATTGGTTCATATAATTTTGATATAACTTTAGCATGATTTGGTTTTGCACCAACAACTAATAACAATTTTTGAGGATTGAATTTAGCCAACATTTCTTTTGAACCGTCATAATCATAAACAAAATCATCAATATCCCATGCCATCTCTATTGACTTCTTTTCTAAAAGTTCTTGGATAGAAAGTCTTTTTTTCTTAACTTTAGTTTTTTGTTCTTCTGCTTTTTCTATTTTAATTTTTTTACCAATTTCAATGATTTCATTTATATCATTCCTAACCTCTTCACTTACATCTCTTAATCCTTTTTCAGGATTCATAATACCACTCATTGTTTTAAAATATTCTGGAATTCCTTTATGATTCTCTGGCATTCCTCTTGATAATGCTCTTACAGAGCCACCTAATGTTGCTCTCGTTCGCCACTCTGGTGCCGCTTTATATGATGTGACATCTTCTTTGGTATATCCATTAGATAACATCCAATCTGCAACCCATGAAATAAAATCTTTTGTTTTATAATAATAACTATAATATTGAGAAGTACGTGAACGTTCTCTATAATAACGTTCCGCTGACCATTTATCCGAATCCGTCCAGTCTGGTTCAGAACCTGTAAATGCCTCATCAGAATATCTTCCTTTCGTTGATTTCTTTTTTCGTCTTATCATTGCTGTTGTCACTAGTCTCTCATCTTTTTATATATCAATATAGATAGATATTATATTCTAACCCTTTAATTTTGTCAAGTTTTGTGTGTTTTATTATCAAATCTTGCTGTTTTCGTATTCATATCTACTTCTCTAATTCTTTTTATTATGTTTACATCAAGTGCGTTAATGAGTATTGCACTTCTAAATTCATTACTGTTATTCGGCATCGTACTATGCAATGTTCTCGAATTATATATTAACGCATCACCAGGATTTGAAACAAATTGAAAACCTTGTGTCGTTAATAAATTATTATATTCTTCCTGATTATCTTCTATATCTTTATAATAAAATCTACTTTTATGTGAACCAGGCAAAATACAAGTAGCACCATTCTGTAATGTAAATGGGTCTAATGGAATAATAATCTGTACACCAAATAATTCATCATTCGATGTACGAGCAAAATCTTCAAATCTATAAGGAGTATCAATATGTGCCCTAATCTTAGCACTTCCAGGTCTTGTCGTAATCGTATCGACAATATGAATATCCCATTCTTTGCCCTTAAACATTGCATTAATGTATGTACTCAGTCTATCTACTATGGGTTGCCACATTTCACGAGGAGGCTCTTTACTCCAACAGACGTTATATTCCCTACCTTTTCTGTGTTTTGCGTAGTATACCCCATTTACAGCGTTACCACGATGTATATTAGCAGGGTTCATCGCCCATAGTTTAAACTGTTGTACAACAAATGATGGAATAAGTTCTTTTATTGAGACATATCCAGTGTTATCATCTAAATTCATCGTTTCGTACCTTCCTAAATGTTTATTTATAAATTAAAAATTATATTGTTATATTATAAGATAAATACACATAGAAGTCAAATTATGGAGAACATTTATTATGGCAAGACTTAGCCTATGGAATTCTAAAAAAGGTAACGATTATAAATTTATCGACAAACAAGTGAAAGCACACTTTGACCATGGCGGGACATCTTTGCTAATTCATAAGTATATCGGTTCACAAGATAAAACTGCCGCAGACTATGACCCGGCGTCACCTGCAATACAAGATTTACTCTTTTTAGAGAACAGAGATAGAAAATACGAGAAAGATTTGTACGACTTACGAGGCGTATATACTGTATCTGACCAAGATTTCGAATTATCACAATTCGGAATGTTTCTAGGTAATGACCAACAAGTGTTTACTCTCCATTTAAACGAAATGGTAAATTTACTAGGTCGTAAAATAATGACTGGTGATGTAATAGAACTTCCTCACATGCGTGAAGACATGATGTTAGAAGGAAACGATGGTAAAGACCCGGATGCTGTCAACCAATATTGGGTTGTACAAGAAGCAACAAGAAGTGCTGAGGGTTTTGATGCTGGTTGGTGGCCACATATTTGGCGAGTTCGTTGTAAACAATTACAAGATACACAAGAATACAAAGATATTCTTGGTACTGGTGAAGATGCCGCTGACTTGAAAAATGTTCTATCTACTTACAATAAAGAATTACAAATCACTGATGCTGTCGTACAAGAGGCAGCCGATAATGTTCCTGGAAAATATTGGGACTACAGAACAAACAATTTAATGTATGCAACACCAGGTAATCATCCAGATGATGTAGATTATGCAACAGTAGACTCTGGAAAGAAATTCCCAGATTCTCCATCTGATGATTCATATTTCTTAAGAACGGATTATACTCCATCAAGATTATTTCAATATAGAGAGAATAAATGGTACAGAATTAACGATGATGATGGAGCATGGGAAGTTGGACACGCACTACATAATCAATTTATTAATAATGCAGGCACAGTAAAACTAGATGATGGTACTATTATCACATCAAAAGTAAATCTGTCAAAAGCAGTAAGACCAAAGGTAGACTAATATGGCACAAACTCATTTCTATGACAATCAGATTCGAAGATACATTCTACAATTTATTAGAATGTTTAGTGGATTCACAGTTAAAACTGGAAGCAAAATGGATGATGGGACAACTGATTATTATATCAGAGTTCCAGCAAGATACGGAGATGTATCAAGAATGGCGGCAACTATTCTCAAAGGAAACTCTGAGAACGTAGTAAACTCTGCACCATTTATTGCGGCTCACGTACAAAGTTTACAACCAGATAGA